GCGAACAGCCGCAACAGCGCGACAATCACGCGGCAAAGCAACGGCGTCCATCCGGCCGACACCGGCTACAGGCAAGTCGCTGACGTGCTGTGGGCGTGGCTCAAGTACGTCGGCTAGATCTAACCCCCGTTGCGCGGGGATCACCTCCTCGCCACCGGCGCCGCAGCGGCTTCTGCGGTACTACTCAGTCTTGTGGGTGCGTGCGTAATATCGCGCCCAATCTCGCGCCTCTTCTAATGCGACTTCTTGTGATGGTGCAGTTTCATCGAAATTTGGATGGCGCACTCCGTCTGGAGTCTGCACCGCCCAGTCGTATTTGTTTCCGACGGTGGTGGTGTCGATCTTGAAGAGCATGCCGCCATACTGGAATTCTTCGGTCACTGTAGTCCCTGTTGCGTCTTGTTTGAGACGATAAAAAGCGGCCAGAAGGCCGCTTGTTGGTTATAGATGGATCGCTAGGTCAGAGGAAGAGCGAGAGCTGACCAGGATGCGACCGCCAGTGCTGGCAGACGTGCTCCACCCGGCCGAAACGACGGCGGGTATAGGCGCGTACATGCACAGTCTTGACAGGTCGAAAGCGCATGATGGCTTCCTTTCCGTGAACAAGATTGTGCGGCTATGCCTTGCTCTACAAGGCACCACTCCCATACACTGTTGCCGTCTCTCGCAAAGACAGGTTGTGTATGAGCGGTCAAACGGCCGCTTATGCGTTCAACCAAGGGCTGGGCTGTGCTGGCGCACTCCCAGCCCTTTTTCGTGTATGGCTACAGGTATATCTGGCCGTGGATTTCGTTTCTCCTAGATGGATCGCGTTTCAACAACAGGAGAGAGGTTAATACGGTTGGCAGAATTGAGCAAAAAAAATTGCTCATTGAAAACATACACTTAGAAAAAGCAATAGTGCATCAAAAAACTTTTTTCCTCTTTTGCACTAGCTAGCAAGGCTTAGCACGTCAATTTGTCACGCTAAGCTTCCGCATAGCCCAGCTTGGGCGAGCTCAATATAGCAAGTTGCTAGATGCTCTCATTTCTTCACGTCACACCTTCACCGAGATAACGAGCAGCGTCAGGCAGATCGTCAGGAATATCAGGGTTTTCATGGTCTTGGTTTCCTCTTGATTGAATGCCGGATCGGCCCCGCTTTCTAACCTGGGACGAAACTCGACGACAAGTTGGAACCTGCCGAGAGTCAACACCTGCTCGTCAGGTTCCAACTTGACAGAGATGTAGTTCTCGGCATTACCGGCAACTGTTCCGGGATACCCGATCTCCGCGCGCGCGCGAAGATCGGGCCATGCCCTACGCAACCCAATCCGACATGACCACGCTCTTCGGCGAGCGGGAGGTGATCCAGATCACCGACCGGGCGCTGCTGGGTGTGATCGACACCGCCGTGCTGGCCGACGCGCTTGAGCTGGCGTCGGACGAGATCGACGGCTACATCGGTGGCCGGTATGCGCTCCCCCTTTCCAGCTCGCCGCGCCTGCTCTCGCGGGTGTGCTGCGACATTGCCCGTTACCGCCTGCTGGGCGCCGATGCCCAGGAAACCGAGCCCGCCCGCAACCGTTACCGCGACGCCATCCGCCTGCTGGAGCAGGTGCGCGACGGCAAGATGACGCTGGGGCTCGACCCGGCGCAGCAGCCGGTGGGCACCGGCCCGACCATCAAAATCAACAACGGCCGGCGCATGTTCGGGCCTGGCAGCCTGGACGACTACTGATGATCGTCGAGGTGGAAAACGCGATCCTCGCCCGGCTCACCGAGGCCAACGACGGCCGGCTGGGCTACAAGCTCGCCAGCATCGACAGCTACGGCGGCGAGTTTGACGAAGAGATCGATCAGGTGATCCGCCGCCTGCCTGCCGCCTGGGTGGTGTTTGGCGGTGCCGGCAAGCCTGCCCCGTGGGGCGTGGCCAAGCGCGCCTGGCGCGTGCCGGCAACCTTCGTCGTGATGGTGGGCGCCCGAAGCGTGCGGGCCGAGCCCTTTACCCGCCGTGGCCTGGAGCGTGACGGCCAGGTGCTGGAGGTGGGCGCCTACCGGATGCTGGAGGATGTGCGCCGCCTGATGCTGGGGCAGGACTTCGGCCTGCCCATCCGCCGCCTGGAGCCGGGCGCCGTGCGCACGCTCTACAACACCCGCCTGAATGGCCTGTCCCTGTCGGTGTTTGCCCAGGAGTGGCACACCCAATGGACGCTGGCCACCGCCGCCGACGGCACCGACCCCGCCGCCGCTGATCTCCTTCGCATCGGGCTGGATTACGACCTGGTGCCCCTTGACGGCACGCCCGACGCGGGCGACCTCATTTCCCTGAACCCCTGACCGGAGCCTGCCCATGCTTGTGCTTGCTGCCCCCGGTGTGCTCGTGCCCAAGGAGGGCAACCCGCGCACCTACATCACCGACACCCCGCCGGATGGCGAGGCCGGTTACTACGTCGAAGAGTCGGCCTACACCTTGCGCCGGATTGCCGATGGCGATCTGGTGGAGGTTGCGGCTCCGGTTTCTGCCCCCAAGAAGAAAGGCGGTGAATGATGTCGTCGAAGAACATCAACTTTTCGACCATCCCCAGCAGCATCCGCAAGCCGGGCCGTTACGCCGAGTTCAACACCGCTCTGGCGGTGCGCACCCTGCCGGGCAACGCCCAGCGCACCCTGATCGTCGGCCAGCGCACCAGCGTCGGCAGCGCCGCGGCCCTGGCAGTGATGGACGTGTTCTCCGACCAGGAGGCGGCCACCTACTTCGGCCGGGGTTCCATCGCCCACCTGATGGTGCGGGCCGCCCTGGTGGCCAACCCTTACCTGAGCCTGCAGGTGATTGCCCTGGACGACGCCGGCGCCAGCGTGGCGGCTTCCAACACCGTGACGCTGACCGGCACGGCCACCGCGGCCGGTGTGCTGACGGTGACGGTGGGTGACGTGCTGGTGCAGGTGGCCGTGGCTGCGGCCGACACCGCGAGCATCGCGGCTGCCGCGCTCAAGGCGCAGTTTGACGCCCAGCCGGATCTGCCCGTTACTGCGGGCGTGGCGGCGGGCGTGGTAACGCTCACCGCCAAGAACAAGGGTACGCTGGGCAACGGCCTCAAGGTGTCGAGCAGCTGCACCGCGGCGGGCCTCTCGGTCGCCAACACCGCGCCGAGCGGCGGCGCCACGGACCCGACCCTGACCACGGCGCTGGCGGCGGTGTTTGCCACCGGCCACAACATCATCGTCAGCCCCTACAACGACACCACCAGCCTGACCGCCCTGCGCACCCACCTGGATGCCGTCTCCGGCGCCCTGGAGAAGCGCGGCGCGATCGGTGTGTATGCCCACGTGGGCACGCTGGCCAACGCCACCACGCTGGCGCCGACGATCAACGGCGGGCGGATCACCGGCCTGCTGGTGCCCGCGGCGCTGGAGAACGTCTATGAGGTGGCGGCGGCCTACGCGGCGGTGATCGCCAGCGAAGAAGACCCGGCCATGCCGCTCAACACCCTGGGCCTCACGGGTATTGGTGCGCCGCCGCTGGCCAACCGGCTCGCCCGCAGCGAGCAGGAGGCGGCGCTGGCCAACGGCGTGACGCCCAGCGAGGTGGGCCCCGGCGAGGTGGTGCAGATCGTGCGCGCCATCACCACCTACACCAAGGACGCCAGCGGCACGCCGGACATCAGCTTGCTGGATCTCACCACCATCCGCAGCCTGGACTACGGCCGCAAGGCGCTGGTGGATCGCCTCTCCAGCCGGTTCAGCCGGGGCAAGAACACCGCCCGCAACCGCGCCCGCATCCGCGAGGAGGTGCTGGATGTGATGTACCGCCTCGAGGAGCTGGAGATCTGGGAGAACGTGAAGGCCAACGAGGACGGCGTGATCGTTGAGACCGACTCGCAAGACCCGAACCGCGTGAACGTGCGCATCCCCGCCGATGTGGTCAATGGCCTTCACGTGCTGGCCATGCGCATCGACCTGATCCTGTAAGGAGGCCGCAGTGGCAGAAGAATACGTTGGCGCCGTGATCCTGGAATGGGACGGCAAGGAGATCGAATGCGCGTCGGTGAGCACCGACATCAGCACCGGCAAGCGCATCGTAAAGACCATGAACCGGGCCGGCCGGGCCAAGGGCCACGCGGCGGGCATCGCCGACTTCCGCCTGAGTGTGGAAGTGCCCATCCCCACCGACGGCACCGAGCCGGACTGGATGAAGATCACCGGCGCCAAGCTCACCGTGGCGCCCATCAACGACAACGGCCTGCGCGAGATCTTCACCGGCTGCGAGGTGGAGAGCATCAGCAGCCGTTACCAGGTTGAAGGTGCGGCCATGCGCACGCTCACGGTAACGGCCCTTGATCGGCGGGTGCAGTGATGGGGGCGATCCGTGAAGTGGTCGCCCTCGACGCCGGCATCGTGGTGGGCGATCGCACTTACTTCGACGTGGTGCTGCGCCCGGCCCTGCTGACCGACACCTACCGGGCCACCGAGACGGTGCCGGTGCCCGACGACCTGGACAACCCCCGCGCGCGGGTGGCCTACCAGATGCGCGTCGACGACGCGGTGGTGCTGTGCCAGATCGAGGCCCTGGGCGAGCTGGAGGGCGACGAGGTGCCCGGCCCGGACGAGCTTGCCGCGCAGCTGGAGCCGGACGACATGGCGCTGCTGCGGGGCGCGGCGGCCCGCGTTAAAAAAAAGCTGCAGCAGTCGAGGAACGGCTCGCTGATTTCCGACGGGCCGAGTGCGTCCTCGTCCGAAGCGGATTCAGCCTGAGCGACATCCGGGCGTCGCCCGTCGCCCAGGTGGAAAGCTGGCTGCGCATCATCCGTGACGCCGTGCCCGCACAGCCCGCCCCGCCCGGCGCCAAGCCGGCGCCGGTCAAGCGGGTGAACAAGAAACTCATGGACAAGATCAAGGGCCGGCAATGAACGCCTCCGACCTCGCGGTATCCCTCACCCTCAAGCTCAACGACCAGGGCAGCGGCGCGGCCCAGCGGGCGCTCAAGATCATTGAGCGCAGCCTGAAGGAAGTCGAGACCGCCGCCAAGTCGAGCAGCGGCGCGGCGATCAGCGCCTTCAAGAAGCTGGCCGACAGCCGCGAGGTGCTGGGTATCCGGTCCGAGAAGGCGATCCAGAACGAGATCCGCCAGACCGAGGCGGCCTACAAGCGCCTGGTGTCGTCCGGCCAGGCCGGCGCCCGCGAGCTCGCCCGCGCCCAGGACGCCATGCGCAGCAAGGTGCAGGCGCTGCGCCAGGAAATGGAAGGCGCCAGCCGCGCCGGCCTGAGCCTGGGCGGCGCCATGCGCGGCGCCGGCGGGCTGATCGCGGGCGGGATGGCGGGCCGGGCCGTGCTGGCCGGGCCGATCGGCCAGACGATGGGCTACGACCGGCAGCTGGCCAACCTCTCCAACACCGCCTACGCGGGCGAGAGCCTGGACGCTCGCCGCGCCGGCATGCGAGCGATGGACGCGGCCGTTACTGCCGCCGTGCGCGCCGGTGGCGGAACCCGCGAGGGCGCCCTGGGCACCCTGGACAAGCTCGTGGCCTCGGGCGTGTATGCAAACCCGCGCGACGCGGCCCGGGAACTGCCCACTTTGGTGCGCGGTGGCACCGCTTCCGCGGCCGACCCTGCGCTGCTGGCCGACATCGCCATCCGCGGTCGGCAAACCTTCGGGATGAACGATCCGGCCCGGGCCATCGACATGGCCATGAAGGCTGGCCAGCTCGGCGGCTTCGAGTTGAAGGACATGGCCAAGTGGCTGCCCCAGCAGATGGCCATGGCGCGCCAGAGCGGCCTGCGGGGCGAAGGCGGCTTTGCCACCCTGCTGGCCGCCAACCAGGCGGCAGCGATCACCGCCGGCACCAAGGACGAGGCCGGCAACAACCTGGTCAATCTGCTGGCCAAGATCAACAGCCAGGACACCGCCAAGGACGCCAAGAAGCTGGGTATCGACCTGCCCGGCACGCTGGCCGCAGCGGCTGGCAAGGGCGTGAACGGGCTGGACGCCTTCGTGAATCTGGTCGAGCAGATCGTGGCGAAGGACAAGAACTTCGGCGCCCTCAAGACCAAGGCCGCCAACGCCAAGGGCGACGAGAAGCAGGCCGCCTTCACCGCCCAGGCGGACATCCTGCAGGGCAGCGCGGTGGGCAAGATCATCCAGGACCGCCAGGCGCTGCTGGCGCTGGTGGGCATCATGAACAACCGCGGCTACGTGAATGACGTGCGCAGCCAGTCCATGAATGCGGGCGGCACCACCGACAGCGCCTTTGCGCTGATCGCCGATACGCCCAGCTACAAGGCCGAGCAGCTCGCCGCCGAGAAGGCGATCGCGATGCAGAACGCCCTGGACAAGGTGAATCCCGCCCTGGGTGGCATGGCTGAAGGGCTGGCCGGGATCATGAAGGAATGGCCGGGCTTCAGCGCGGCGGTGATCGGTGGCACCACGGCCCTTACTGCCCTTGCGGCGGCTGCCGGTGCTGCCGCGATCGGCGTGGGCGTACTGGGTGGCGGCGGCGTTAAGGGTGCGGTAACGGGCGCCCTGGGCGGGGCCGCCAGTGCCGGCCGCACCGCCTTGGGTGCTGCCGGCCGCGCCAGCGCTGGTCTGCTTGGTGCGGTGGCGTCGCCGGCGGGCGCCGCAGTGGCCGCGAGCGGCGGCGTAGGCTACGGCGTGGGCAGCCTGGTAACATGGGCATCAACAAGGCCGACAAAGCCCTGGGCACGGGCATCGGCACCGACATAGGCCGCATGGTGGCCTATATGATGGCCGGCCTGGGGAGCCGCAGCGCCAAGGAGGCGCTGCAGATCGAGATCGACGTGAAGAACGGCAACATCGTGGCGGCCGTCAATCAGGCCAATGCGCGGGAGGCGGCGCGGCGTTAGATTTCAGTGAATTCAAGCTTCGGGATTCGTGCGATGTCAGCAAGGGTACTGCGCAGCAGATAGTTCACAGTGCGCTTCCCGACGCCTTCAAAATTGTAACCGCGATCACACAGGTGGGCGCGGTGGAGATAGTCTAGTTCGACAGCAACGGGCTTGGAGACCTCACGCTCTGGGAAGGTGCTCGACCGAATGCTACTTTCAAGCACAGTGACGGCCCGCTCAAGCGCTAGGTTAAGCACGAGCGGAACGTCTGGCTTCAGCGAATGATTCTGAAACTGACTCGGTAGAAGTGAAAACTTGAACCCGCTGACTCCTCCCCCCGGTGTCAGAATAAAAGCGTCTGCGGTAAGCCTAACGTAATTGTATTCGTCACGATCAGTAATGACGGATGTCAGGATGATTGCTGTTTCGGGCAGAGGCTTGATCTCTACGATGTGAAAACCAACTTCGACTTCATTGCTCATATTGCATGCACCTTTTAGTGGGTTCTGGAGTTCCGTAATGTAATGACAAACGGCAGAGATTGCCATGAAATCGCCGCAGGGCGCGGAACCTCTTCCGCCTAATCCCCCCTCGCGCGCGCGCGTAATCTGGCCCAATGTCCTGGGCCACTTCCCTCCTTGATGCTTCTTTCCGCGGTGTGACGTTCGATGTGATCGACATCGACGACACCGTGGGCCACGCCGTGTCGGTGTTCGAGTACCCCTACGTCGATGGCGGCGAGGCGGAAGACCTGGGCACGCGGCCGGCCACCTTCGCCCTCAACGCGATCTTCTTCGGTGACGACTACGAGGCCCGCCTGCGCAAGCTGCTGGATGCGCTCAAGGAGCGTGGCCCCGGCGAGCTGATCCACCCCGTGTGGGGCAGCATCCCCCGCGCCCAGGTGCAGGACTTCTCGGTGCGCCACGGGGCCGAGGCGCCGGATTCCGCCACGGTGCGCATGGCGTTTGTCGAGACCGCCGAGGCCCGGTCTTTCTGGGATGGCCAGCAGGCCACCCAGCGCGCGGCGGCCGTGGCGGTACCCGGCGACAAGGCTACGGCCGCCAGTGGAGAGAAGACCGTTTCGGCGCTGGCCAAGCTGCGCGCGGCCAACCTGCTGGCGCCGCTGGATGCGGCCCGCGCCGCGCTGCTGGGGCCGCTGCTGGCCGGCGTGGCCGAGGCCAAGGGCGTGGTGGTGTCGGGCCTGGACGTGGTGAATTACCCCCGCGCCTGGCTGGCCGACATCGGCACCGTGACCAACACCATCCTGGGCGCCCGCGCCTGGAAGGACACCCTGCAGGCAGACTTTCGCGGGCTGGGCCTGGCGCTGGGCCGGGCCTTCGGCGTGAAGCCCAGCCGCACCGGCACCAAGCTCGCCGCCAACGCCACGCCCACCGAGGCGCAGGCCGTGGCGGTAACGGCGCTGCACGTTTCGGTGACCTCAGCCACCACCCTCGCCAACGGCGCCGGCCTGCTACTGGCGTCTGAAGCGAGCGCGGCCACCCTGTCGCCCCCCGAGATCGAGGCCGTGGCCAACACCGCCCGCGCCGCGCTGCTGGATGCCATGGACGACGCCCGCGCCGTGCTGGATGTGGAAGGCGCCCGCGCCATCGTGGAGCCCCTGCGCGACCAGGCGCTGGCCGTGCAGCAGGCCGCCGCCGCGATCATCGAAGCCCGCCCGCCGCTGATCGACCGCCCCGCGCCCCTGCGCGGCAACTACCGGCTGATCGCCCACGCCCTGTACGGCGACCACAGCCGCGCCACCGAGCTGGCGCGCCTCAACCCGCGCAAGGCCAATCCCAACACCCTCCAGGCCGGCGAGGTGATCCATGCCTACGCGCAGTGAAACCGTCGAGCTGCTGATCGCCGGCCAGTTCCACACGGACTGGTCGAGTTACGACGTGGATAGCGATCTGCTCACCCCCGCCGATGCGTGGCACGTAACGCTGGGGCCGCGCGGCAGCCTGCCGGCCAGCGTTACGCCCGGCGCCCTGGTGGAGGTGCGCGTGGGCGGCGAGCGCGTGATGGTGGGCCGCATCGACGAGGTGGATGTGGATGTGAGCAAGGACGGCCGGGTGTATTCCGTATCTGGCCGCGACGGTGCCGCCGTGCTGGTGGATTGCGACGCCAACGTGGGCACATACGAGCAGATCAGCCTGCAGGACATCGTGGCCAAGCTGGTGCGGCCCCTGGGCATCACCCAGATCCGCATCGACGCCGACAACGCCCGCCAGCGCGAGAAGGTGAGCGTGGAGCCTGGCGACAGCGCCTGGCGCGCCCTGGCCAACGTGGCCGAGGCCAACGGCCTGTGGCCGTGGTTCGACCCGGACGGCACGCTGGTGATCGGCGGGCCGGACTACACCAAGCCGCCGGTGGCGCACCTGGTGCTGCGCACCTCTGGCAAGGGCAACAACGTGATCCGCCTGGCCGAGCGCCGCAGCATCCACGACCGCTTTTCGCACGTGACGGTGCTGGGCCAGAAGCGCGGCACGCGCACCGAGCCGGGCAAGAGCGGCCTGAAGTACACCGCCGAAGACGCCTCGGTGGGCGCCTACCGGCCCCACGTGGTTGTCGACCACGAAGCCGACAGCCTGGCCGTGTGCCGCGACCGCGCCCGCAAGCTGATGGCCGATGGTCGCCTCAAGGGCTACACCGTTACCGCCACCGTGCCCGGCCACCGGATTAACGCCCCCGGGCAGCCCAGCGACGGCACCCTGTGGATGCCTGGCCAGCGGGTGCACATGAAGTCCGAGCCCCACGGCATCGACGCCATCATGTTCGTGATGGGCCGCCGCTTCTCGGGCGGCCGTGGCCAGGCCCGGCAAACCACGCTCACGCTCAAGGAAGACGGCGCCTGGGTGCTCGACGCCCACCCGCACAAGAACCGCTACCGCGTGGGCCGCAACCACGCCTACGCCGAGATCGTGGATGCGACGCACGGGGCTGGGAACTGAGATGGATAACAAACAGGCGGAAGCCAAGAGGTTAGGAATGACGGGCGCTGAAATTGACTGTCTGGTTGCTCTTGTAGAGCGAGGGCCGCTTTGGGATGGCGACGTTCCCAGTAAGCGCGGGCGAGACGCGCTAATAGAGCAAGGCTTGGCCATCCGAGTAATCGTTGCTGGTAAGGATGGCTACACAGCTGCGACCTACATGGGGAGCGATGCCTACAAGCGCCATTTTGGCACTGCTCTTGGCGGAGATGCCGGCATCATCGAGGAAGCCAAAGCGAACCGGCATGCGCTTCAAGCGATTGCCAAGGCCACTACGAGCATGTCTCCGAATGGTGCAGATCACACCCCGCCCGCCTCCCATGACTGACCCCATCCAGCGCCAGATCTCCCGCGCCCTGGGTAGCATCCGCTCTGCCTTCCGCGCCGTGCTCACCCTCGTCGAATCCGGCGCCGGTGTGCAGCTCGCCCAGGGCGACGGCCTCGCTGGCGAGCAGGTGCAGGCGGCCGAGGTGTTCCAGCACTACGGCCTGACCAGCAACCCGCCCGCCGGCAGCATGGCGGTGGTGCTGCCCCTGGGCGGAAAGACGAGCCACGGCATCGTGATCGCCACCGAGCACGGCAGCTACCGGCTGCAGGGGCTCGAGAGCGGCGAGGTGGCGCTGTACTCCGACGAGGGCGACAGCGTGGTGCTGCGCCGTGGCCGGGTGATCGAGCTGACCACCGAGACACTGCGCATCACCGCCCCCACGGGCGTGGAGATCGACACCGCAGCGCTTACCGTTACCGGCCAGATCATCGGCCAGGGCGGGCTGGTGGTGTCGGGCGGTGCCGGCGCCGCGGCACAGATCGAGGGCGGCCTGGCTGTGACCGGCGGCGACGTGACGGCCGACGGCTACGGCGTCAAGTCTCACCACCACGAGGGCACGGGCCCCGCGCTGCCATGAGCGACTGCTGGATCGACCCGAAGACGGCGGACTACGCCTACACCGCCGGCACCCCCACCCGCGACCCGGCCGATGGCCTGGCCAACGCGGTGTGGCTGCGCCTGGCCACACCCCTGGGCGGCTACTGGGCCGACCCGACCCTGGGCAGCCGCCTGCACGAGTTGCAGCGCGAGAAGGACGTACCCCGCGTGATGCGTCTGGCCGTGCAATACGCCGAGCAGGCGCTGGCACCCATCAAGGCCGACGGCCGCGCCACCGCCATCGAGGTGACGGCTGAGCGCCCGCGCGGCGGCTGGCTGTCGCTGCTCATCCAGGTGACGCGCGCCAGTGGTGCGCGCATCACCTTCCAACACCCCATCAAGGTGATCTGATGCCCTTTACCGTTCTCGACATGCCGGCGATCCGCGACGCGATCCTGCGCGACATCGCCAACCAGGTTCCCGGCGCTGCCGTGGGCGTGGATAGCGACCACGGCGTGCGCGCCGCCGGCATGGCTGCCGCCATCGAGGGGCTTTACCAGTACCAGGCGTGGATCGCCCGCCAGATCCTGCCCGACACCGCCGACCCGGATTGGCTGGAGCGCCACGCCAGCCTGCACGGCATCACTCGCCTGGCCGCCACCCGCGCCACCGGCACCGCCACCTTCACCGGCACCGTGGGCAGCGCGATCGCCGTGGGCGTGGAGGCCAAAACCCTGGGCGGCGTGGCCTACGTGACCACCGCCTCGGGCACCATCGGCGCGGGCGGCACGATCACGCTGCCGGTGCAGGCCAGCGCCAACGGCACGGGCGGAAACGCTGCCGCAGCCACGGCGCTCACCCTTACCAGCGCGCCGGCCGGCGTGCAGTCGTCCGCCACCCTGGCCACCGCGGCCACCGGCGGCACCGACATCGAAACCGACGCCGCGCTCCTCGACCGCCTGCTCTTCAAGCTGCGCAACCCGCCCCAGGGCGGCGCCGCCCACGACTACATCGCCTGGGCCGAATCCATCGACGGCGTTTCCGCCGCCTACGTGTACCCCATGCGCCGCGGCGAGGGCACGGTGGATGTGGCGATCATGACCGCCGGCGGCGTGCCATCGCCCACGCTGATCGCCACCGTGCAGGCCTACATCGACGGCGTGCGCCCCGTGACCGCCCAGTGCCAGGTGATGGCGCCCACACCCGTGCCCGTTACCGTCTCGGCCACCCTGGTGCTGGCTGCGGGCTACACCCTCACGGATGTGTCAGCCCGGCTCACCAGCGCGATCACCGCCTACTTCGACCAGCTCAGCCCCGGCATGCCGGTGGTCAAGACGCGGCTGGAGTCGCTGATCTCGATCACCGCCGGCGTGGTGGACTTCACCCTCACCTCGCCCAGCGCCAACGTACCGGCCGTGGTGGATGCCACCCACCTGCAGCTGGCCACCCTCGGCGGCACGGCCTGGAGCGTGTGATGGACATCCGGGATCTGACGGGCCGCCACACCATTACATTGAAGGGCGCCGCGCCTAAGCGAATAGCGTCCGATGGGCCGGATGGCCGGGGATACACGGAGTTCAACGGCACGGGATGCCTCGAAATCGCCGACCCCGACGGCGATTTTCTGAACACCTCGGAGGGGCCTTACTGCATCGAGGTGGTCGCCTACGTATTCCCGCCGGCTGATCTGTTTGACGGCAATTCGGGCAGCAGCGATTCGTCAATCCTGGACACCGTTGGCGGGTACTTCATGTCCGACACGGCGCTAGCGCTGAGCGGCTATCGCGGCCATTACTCGTTGTTCTACGGTTCGCAGCCCTGGGCGCTGTCTGCACTCGTGGGATCTTGGGTGCGTGTGCGCTACGACATCAAGCCAGGTCGCCTGTGCGATGTGTATCTCAATGACGCCCTGGTGCTGGCCAACCAAGGCGCCGGGCGGATCATCAACTCAACGGGCGTGCTGCGAATCTGTGGCCGCATAGGCTTTGATTCGTACTACACGAAAGCACGCCTCGCGGGCATCCGGATCACCCGGGCGAATCGCGGCGCCACGCTGATGGATCTCTCCAAGACGGGCGCTGCCGACGTCTTGTGGCCGCAAACCCTGCTATCCGTGTCCCTCGCTGGCGCGCCACGGGGCGACCACGACGATCTGCTGCGCCGTCTGCTGCCCCCGATCGCGTTTGATCGTAACGGAACGCAAGTCATGGTCGAAACGCTGGGCTACGGCGCCGCGCTCGATACAGCCCAGGCTGCCGCCCAGCTAATGCTCACCGAGGCCGACCCGCGCACCACCGCACTGCTCCTGGGCGACTGGGAACGCAACTACGGCCTGGAGGCCGGCACCACCAGCGACAGCGTGCGGCGCTCCGCCCTGGTCGCGCAGATCCTGTCGGGTGGCGGGCAAAGCCGCGCCTTCTACGTGAGCCTGGCCGCCGCCATGGGCTACACCGCCACCGTCACCGAATCCACCCCGCACACTGTGATGAGCGAGGTCACCTTTCCGCTGTACTCCGGCGCTTGGCGCCACGTCTGGAAGGTCCGCGCCCATGCCAACGCGGGCGCTGTCTCCAATGCCGCCTTCGAGGCACTGATCAACAAGCTCAAGCCCGCGCACACCCGCGTGATCTTCGAGTACTACTGAGGCCCACCATGGATCGTCTGTTTGAAAGCAACGTCAGCGTCAGCGCCCCTGCCATGCCCTCGCCCGGCGCCGCTGGATTCCCGCAGAACGGCGGTGCAGGCTCCTCGCCCACCGTGCCCGGCGCGTACTGGTTCCACATGACCACCGAGAGCATGCGCAACGTCGTGGTGGGCGCTGGCCTCACGCCGGATGCGGGCGATCTCACCCTGTTCTTCCAGGCGATCAAGCGAATGGGCCGCCCCGCCGGCATGATCGTGCACGCCATCTGGGCCACCCCCGAACCCGGCTGGCTGCGCCTCAACGGCCAGACGATCAGCAAGGCCGGCGCCGGCGGCACTGCCCGCGCCAACGACGACGTGCAGGATCTCTTCCGCATCCTGTGGAGCACCCACAGCAACACCGTGTGCCCCATCCAGGACAGCGCCGGCGCCGCATCCGTCCGGGGCGCCAGCTGGTCCGCCGACTGGGCCGCCGGCAAGCGCCTTCCGCTGGTCGATTCCCGTGGCGCCGTGCTGCGCGACACCGACGACGGCGCCGGCCGCGACCCCTCCGGCCGTGAGCGTGGCGCCTACCTGGCGGACGCCGTGGGCAGCCACAACCACATGCTCCCGATCGGCGACGCATCGGGCACCGCCAGCATCCCCTACGGCTGGGCCACCGGCCAGCCGGCTGCCGATGTGGAGGACTTCAGCGCCTCATCCGCTGGCGACACCAGGCGCATGCTTACCGCTGATGCAGGCGCGGCTGAGACGAAGGTGAAGGACGTAGCCGAGCCGGTTTTTATTTCCTACTGA